GTAGCAAACCCAGATTGTGTGTTTCCAAAGTTTGTTTGTGAAGGCACTGAAAACATGTTATTAAGAGCCAACTGATTTGCAGCCTCCATCTCAACCATAGATCTAAATGGAAAATCATTGTTGGTTCCTACACTTCTATATTGTATATTGCCAAATTCGTCTATGTATGATTCCATTATCTTCTTCCATCCGGTTGTGCGTCTAATCTAAAAGTGCCATATCTCCAAGCTTCACCTGTAGATGTATTAGCTATTTGAATAGATACTAATCGACCTCTAGCTCGAGTGTCTATTTTATCAGTGGTTGATGTAATTGTAAAGGGACCTAAAGGCGATCCTACAGGAGCGTTGTCAGGGTAATCATTTAAAAATAAAGTAACTTGTGAATTACCACGTAAATATTTAAAGTCAGGTATAAATCTTTTTACAGACATAAAGAACTCTCCATCACCTCTATAGTCAGCTAGCCCTGTTTGTTGTCCTAGTGCACTTCTTCTCGATGTAATGTCCCAATCTCCAGACTTTATAAACGCATCGATAGATGTTGTACCATCACTATTAACTTGATCATCGCCTAGTTCGTGAGCATAGTAAAAAGATGCGCCATATTTATTAGTTAAGCCACTAATAGCAGAAAATACTGGGACTCTAGTAGAGATATATTCCGTTGCATATGGTAAACCATACACCCCTTGATCTTGATAACTTGATCTAGCTATAGAAGAGGTAGTAAATACATTTTCTGAATAGTTATAAGTTACACACCTATCAATTTGTTCAGATCCAGATTTAGGATAAAACCAATTTATCTCTGTGTATAAAGCATTTGGTGATGAGTAAACAATATCAGAAGCTCCGTAATTAATTCCAAGATTATCTCCATCTGTACTAAATACAAAATCTTCAACTAAACATGGTAATGATTTTACTGTACCATCAAAGACAAAGAATCCTCCTTCAGCTGACATCCACCACACAGCACCATTTGCATATGAAACAGCGTTTTGTGCTATGCATCCACAGTTTGTACCCACCTGTCTTACAGAGAAAGTAAATGGTGGACCAACGAATTGAATTACATAAGCTGCTTGATCTGTTAAACAAAAGACATAATCTTTACCTTGTATGGCAGCTACTATCTTGTTTCCTGTATCTAATCTAAAGGTGCCTGCAGTGTTGGTTGCACTAGGTGCATAAGTATTTAAATCTTCTTGATTAGAAAATCTTACGAACATCGGATCTTGTGTACTAGAATCTCCAATTGTTGTTTCTGTTCCAAAATGAAATAAGTGTCTGTCTCTATCAGATACTAAAGTTAATCTGCTGGCTGTAGGATTGTTTGTTGTGTTAAAATTAGTTGTGGTTTGAGAAGCTCGGATTGCTCTAGGCCCTGATGCGCCTGCATCCCAAGTAAATGTTTTTCCATTAAATATAGTTGCAACTAATACTTCTCCAAAGTTATCTAGGCTCCAGTTGCCTGGATCCAGAACCACGTTGCTTACAGTTCTAGCTGTGCCCCAAGTAGAATTTCCCCAAAGATACGTACCCCAACCATAGCCTTTAGTTTGAAACGTAGGACCAACTATTTCATAAGGTTTTATAGTTGCTGATCCTGTTGCAGATCCTCCAGGATTAACTGCTACCGTAGGAGCAGTGATTTTAAAAGTGTTGCTAGTTACATCTCTAATTTCAAAGGCTCCATCTGTAAATGTAGATGAAGATGTAAAACCATTTGGAGTGGCAGACATGGTATTAAAAGTTATGTATCTCCCTGCTTCTAATCCATGAGAGGTTAAATTAACAGTTACGTCTGCAGATCCTTGAACTGTATCAAAAGTAGCTGACCCTGATATCTGTGCTGCTAATGGTGTAATATCGTAAAAGGCTTCATCGTAGTATAAAAAGAGTCCTTGTGAAGTTCCAATAGCTACATATTTTTCACCTTGGAAACTTGTAAAAGCATGTTGTTTTCTAGCGGCTCCAGGTAAGGTTTCCTGAGCTACTGTTAACTGTTCCCAGCCACCCATTTTTTCTGGTAGTCCATATCTAAATCTAACGAAATCACCATCTACCCACTGGCCCTCAGCCCCTGAGTCTGTTGCTTGTTTGTTAAATCCGGGTTTGAAATTAAGTTTCTGTAGCATAAGCCTCGTATTATATAGGGTTTTTATTATTTTGGTAGTATTATATTCCACTCTAGCTTAGATAGCAAATCTTCTAATTGTACTTTTTTAAGGTTATTTTCATGTAAATAATTATGGAGTTCATCTACATCTACAATAATCCATTGATCCTTAACATCAAAAACCATTTTATCAGCTTTTGTATTAAAGTTCCCACCTTTTACGTTATTTTTTAATGGTCGTAAATCAAACTTAAATGTTTGATTAGATACTCCTTCTATAATACCTTCAACATCCCATAATTCTTTTGCGCTAATGTTTTGATTTGCAAATTTTTTATTGTCTAATTTGTCTAAGAAACTATTTCTAGCCATCCCGTTGCAATATATTTAGTTTCTGTAGGAGAAACAATACCTCTATGTAAATGAGTAAAGTCAGAGGGCCATAAAACTAATTTACCTTTTTCCGCTTGAACTTTTAAATTTTGATGTATAAACTCCGTTTGACCACCGTCATTTATATCGTTCAAATATAACATATATACTAATTGTCTTTTTGATCTTGCTATATTTGATCTTTCATAATGTAGTGATTTAAAACCACCTAAAGGAGGAAACATTGAAATTATATTACAGTATTCTGTTTTAATTTTATGGTTTAAACCATATTTTTTAGCATAGTGATTAGCATAAAAACTTAACTCCTGAAAAAAATTACGAATAGTTTCATCTTGAGTGTCATTGTGAAAAGTGACATCAACAGATTCTTTTATATCTTTAATAGTTCCATAACCGTCATTAATTCCAACTTGACCATCATATTTGTATTTTTTTTCGTTTTTGTGATAATTAATTAAATCATCACATATTTTTTTATTTTTGATAAAATACGTTTCTATAAATGAGGGTATCATTCATTTGTCAACTTTTTAATGGTTGCCCTAAGTTTTCCTATTTCTTTTAAAAACTCATCATTAATCGTGTGAAGATGTTCTAAACATTTATCTTTAACTTCTACAACTTCTTTATAATGATTAACTATCATTTTTTCAGACTTTAAAACCATTTTAACTTCTTCATGTTTTTTTCTTAGTTCAGTTAATTCTTTTACTAACTGGTCTTTATGTTTAAGTCTATCAATATCCTCTAATGCTTTATAATTCATTAAATTTACATATCATAATTACAAATTATATTCAAGTTAAACCTGTGTTTATTTTTAGTTGGTGCTATTCCTTTATGTTTAATATTGCTATCAAAAACAATAGCTTCACTTTCATTTGAGTTGTAAAATTTATTCTCTATTTGTGTTCCACCGTCATTAGTATGTATGTTATATATAATAGATTTGTAACCAGTTTCTTTTCTATCTAAATGATAATTTGCAATAGATGAAGTATCATAATAATTCCAATAAATTCTAGAAATTGTGTGCAAGTTTAATTTTGACTCTTGTTTAATTTTATAAAAAATTATTTCTGCATAAAGATTTAAATCAGTTTCTATTCTAATATTGTTAAGTTGATCGTATGTAACTAAAGAAAATCCAGAGTTAGATACATTCTTGTCAACAAAATTATCAAAAAATTCTTTTCGAGTTTGTCCTTGTACGTCGTGTGGGAAAGACCAATTAGGTTGGTTACAAAGCTTTAAAATAATATGTTTGTTTATTTCTGGGGGTAATATATTTTTTATTTTTCTTATCATACAAATGTAACCACTATAATTATTCTAATTCCTTTTTTTGGGTGTACTACAGCATGATATTGTTTATCAAATAAAACCACTTTATATTTTTTAGATTTTATTTTTTTTATAAGTTTTTTGTTTTTATCAAAAAAATGGGTGGCACCTCCATCTGTAAGATATATTATAAATTGTTTATGAGCAAAATTATGGTCTAAATGAATAGCACCCTCAGATGGATTATATGGAAACGTTAAATTTATACAAGCTCTTAAAGAATGTTTAATTTTTGTGTTTGTTTTTTTGCATAAGCTATTAATAATTTTAATTACATCATAATATATATCCGAAGTTATTTCTCTAGTATCTCTGTTTTGTAATAAATGCGTAAAATTTAATCTGTTGTCATCAAGTGTTTGTTTTTTGTTTATATAATAAGGGATATTATTGTTTAAAATATTATTGTTTAAATAATCTTTTTGTTCTTTTTCTAGTATATCTTGATAAACTTTAATCATAGTTTACTTTAAGAGTAAATGTAATTCTTGCGTTTACATTTCTTTTTTTGTTAAGAAACGGGGCATTACCTTTGTGTAAAATCTTAGAGTCAAAAAATAATAATCT